CTGTTGCGGGTATCTTTCTCCCCTTTCTTTCACACTCTACGCAGAACACATGATCTTGCAGGAAGTACTCGCGCAGCTTTCGCCATGCGGTCGTGTGGTAGAACGCGGCATCTTCTGCCTTGCTCCACGCTTTCGGTGGCTTGTTCCCTATCTGTATCCCTGGTATTTTTTTCTTTAGCCCCCTCATATCTTCACTATCTTATAATACACTCGCACCGTAGCAGGACCGCCAGAACCCGTATAGCTAACGGAGTTGGTCAGACGAATTGCGCTGCCGTCCATGTTTGATAAATCCCGAAGCCCTGAGTTGTGGTAGATGTTGTCAATAGTCATCTGCCCGTTGTAGTCTGCGCCTTGAAGGAATATATCAGAGGTGTCAAATGCTACTCGTGTACTCGTTGCAGAATACTCAGCCTCTAGTGTCGCGCCAACTGTTCCGCTATATTCTGTCCCGTTGTGGTCGTAGAATATAGTGATGCGCTGAACATCGTAATAGTATCCGCTTCCTGGAGTTGGTGCAATCTCCACGGGCGTAGAATCGAGCGATTGTATCTGCGCTTGACTGAGTGCGGTTTCTGTGACCATTTCGCCAAGTGGAGCAACCACCCCGCTACTATTCTTGTAGCTTAGTTGTCCTGAGTCGCTGCTTTCAAATATAGCCCTGTTCAATGGTGAAGAATCTGCCAACTGCCCATTGACCATGAACTGCTGACCGCGCACCCCTTCCGATGCGGTGAGTTCGTCACGCTTAATCATTACAAGCGATCCAATAGACAAGTCTTGCGCAGGTATCTGGCTGTCTACCGATAGCGATGTGTCGGATGATGTTACGTCTGTCGAGATTGTAAAGCTGTCTAGTTCCTCCATGGTTAGAGGATGATAGATGTAGACTTTATCGTTGTCTTTTAGGTTCTCATGGTTAACCGCTGCAAATAGTGTGAGCGTAGTAGTTGCACCACTTGAAACAAGATACTCCGCGCCAAGTGTGGCGATGCGCTCATGTACGCTATACTTCTTGACCCATTTAGTTGTATTAGGTGTGCGACTCCAATCTATATCATCCTGCCTATCTCGCCAATCCCTTTCGGTGATTGTGCTGCCTACGTTTGTAGCGTTGCGCTGATAGTCGAACCACTCACCGCTCCACTCATCCATCTTGCCGCTATATGTGCCGTTCATAAACACAAGAGCCTCTGACCCGTAGCTGATCCATTGCCACGGTTCATAATCGCCCGCGAACGTACCTCTGTATTTTAGCATTGGTGTTCTGCGTAGAGCCATACGCTCGTATAGCATCGTATATACTAGACTTGTGTCTGTGCCAAATCCAGCATCCCATGTGGTTGATGCTACCCAGCTTGTATTGTCGAATACTTCAAACTGATTCTTGCCCGAAATGATACTCAGGTCGTTTAGCCACAACTCGCCAAGGTCCTGCACCATACTATTGTCAGAACTTGTCGGGTTCGGGATTCGTACCTCTGTGCTTCTAGGTGTCTCGCCATCGTTCACCAAGTACACATAAGCATCTTGTGCGATCCACTCCATACCACTAGCACCAGCCCCTGCCACAGCACCAGCCTTGAAGTCATACACATGATGTTGAATGGTCAGCGTTGAACTCGTTATAGTTGAACTCGGTATCTCTGGAGTCGTGAATTGATTTGCATACAAGAAAGACATTCTACCCTCTTCACCCCATTCGCTGCCCTCAATGAATAGTTCAACCGTAGCTGGCGATGTTTCCCAAGTGAATACACCCGTCAAGCTGTTGACCTTCAAGTAGTATGTCGCACCTCCCGCAACTAGCGAAAGTGTTATAGTGAGCCTCACGCCAAACTGAGACATTTTGCTAGATGTTACCGTGTCATCGAAGTTGCTTTTGATTCTGTATTGAATCTTCAAATACTGCAAACTTCCTGATCCGCCACGCAGCGCACCGAGCGAGTAGGTTAGTGTTTGTGGATCGTTTGAGTATGTGAATGCCTTATCTCCGCTTTTGGCATAGTTTACATACTTCTGAGGCTGCACAGTTCCTACAACTTCATCAAGCGGTGCAAGTCTATAATACTCACCTCCACCGAGTACACGAACCTCGTCTGCCGCTATTGCACTTGTCACAGATACATCATTACTCACACTTGCGCCTGAGTTCACAGTCAAAGACTTGTCGATCCCTCGGATGACTTGCGTTGTTCCGTCAGAGTTCTTGACTTGTCTTATGTAGTATGCGCCATTTGTTAGTAGTATCTGAGCGCACCACAACTCCATAGTCTTATAAACCACATCCCACGCTGTTCGTGGTCGATCGTCTTCGTTGTCATCCTTAATGATGAAGTGTTCAACAGAGTGCCGTGTTTGTAGTAGTGGACTATCTGTGTTGCCCGTTGTGGTCATCGCGTTATCGTACCACTCTATTGATTCGCGAAAGTAGTCATCACTCGCTCCCCAATGCGTAGATAAGCCGTTGTAGTCGAGCGCATCAAGCAGATACTGAAGCACAGTCTGATTAGATGAATAAGTGCCATCTACCGCCTCGTCAAATTCAATATCCTTTAAGCGTGTCAATCCACATACTGCGCGGATAGTTATCTCTCTCGGCTCTGCGCTGTTGTATCGCACTATCGAATCTTTCAGAACTATCCCCGCCCAATAGAACTCATACCCCGCACCCGTGTTGCGCTCTATTGTAACTCGGATATTCTTCTCGTCAGATGTTTCTATGGATGTTATCGCGGTAGCGACTCCCGCAGTACCGTCATCGAATATTGTGAGTGTTAGTTCTGATGTCAGTATTGGGTAGGCAGGATCGTCAGAGCTGCCATTGTAAGACAGTTCAAAATCATCACAAGTGACTTCTATTGATGAAGATGAGTAGCTGTCATCGAATATCTTAAAACGCCAATCGACATCATTGGAAGATGTCATTTCTGAGTAGAGCCGTTCTGCCATTATCTTCTTCTTCTAGTCTGATCGCCATACAATAGATGAAGGTCAGCCCCTCTAATTACTCCCGTCACCTCTATTTTTTGTCCGTTTGCTGCCACCCCTGTCGCACTTGCGCCCATTGTAGTAGTGCCTCCACTTCTAGCCTCAGAGAATCCTGCTGCAATAGACCCGCCCGCAATCAAAGCCAACCCTCCAGCTATGTAAGGAACGGCTGCTGCTTGCATTCCTGGTATCGAAGCCAATACCGATCCAATCATAACTAATTGCTGCCCAAGCTGCACAGCAAATGCTGTGAGCTGATCTAATAGCGCTTTGCCTAGTTCGCCATTTTTAAAACCACCCTGACCAAGCGCTCTGCCTATCTCGTACCCTAACGTTTGGAAGGCGTTAATTAAAGTGCCATTAACTAGCTGCGCTATGTTGTTAAAGCCCTGTGTCATTTGGTCGATCTCCGCTTTAAACATGCCGCCCACAGCAGCTCCAACGGTAGCCCCCTTTGCTACTGCTGATTCTATTTTTTCGATAGACTTCTCTACAACCGCTGCACCAACACCGCCCCCTACATTCATACCTTCAGCCAAGCCCTTAAATAGCTTCGGTAGACCCTCGGGGTCGCCCCCCTCAAAATCTACCACTTTATCTAGCGACTCAACAAGCCTATCAGCCTCTTCTTTAGCCTTCCTAATAGACTCCATAAAGTCATCCATCTTAGACTTGGGCTTTGGTAGGTCATAAGTCAGCCGCTCCAGCCCTACGGCTGCATCGAGAAATATATTCCGACTAACCTTTCTCCCTGTGATTGCTGCTATGAATATATCTAGCGCACCCGTAAGTGCCCCAATAGCTCTAAGATACGTTTGAATAGCCTTTATAGACCTATTTACAGACTGCTTCCACTTGTATGCAACGTAATCAATCGCATTCATGCCGCTCATCTTGTAGGCTACAAAGCCAGCCGTAAGTGTAGCGAGTGCAACTATAGCCAAACCAATAGGGCTAGTCAAGAAGGCGAACCCCTGTGCTATTAGTGGTATTGCCTTTATTGCCGCGCCTATCCCGATCATTAGTGGACCGATAGCGGCAGTAATGGCGGCTATACCTATAACGGTCTTTTTTGTGCTATTGGATAGCTTTGAGAATGAGTCAGCAAATCCTGTAATGATTATCGTCATCTTCTCGATGGCTGGCTTCATTATGCCTCCTAAGTCGATAGCCACTCCTTCGACTGCGCTTCGCAGTCTCAAAAATGCACCATTCAAAGTGTTATCCATCATGGCTGCCATCTTGCGTGCAGATCCATCCGAAGCCGCATAAGCCTTTGTAAGCCTATCTATTTCATCTCTGTTTGTGGCAATGATTGCGGCTGCTGCTGTTGCTCTTTTGCCAAACAAGTCCTTTGCTACCGTCAGCGAGTTTGTGCTATTATTGATTCTATCCATCGCCTCCTTCCATGATAACCCCTTGGAAGAAAGTTCAAGCAGTATATTGCGGAGCGATGTTCCCGCAGTAGAGGCATCAAGTTGATTGTTCACAAGCACACTCAGAACGGCAGTAGTGTTCTCTAGCTTCATGCCCGCCAAGTCTGAAACTTTTGAAACTGACCTCATCGCAGCATCAAACTTTTCAAGATCGAGCGCACTACTAGAGAATGACTTAGCCATAACGTCAGCAATATGATTCATATCGCTTGACTGCAAGCTAAACGCTTTCATTGTGCCCGCAGCGACTCTTGCGCTATCCGCTAAATCCTCGCCCGTAGCGAGCGCTAAGTCCAATATAGAGGCGGTAGATTTGTTTATCTCGGAAGGAGTCAAACCTAGCTTAGACAGATTTAGCTGAAGCTCTCCCACTTCACTTGCCGTGTACCGAGTTGTCCTTCCAAGTTCGCGAGCATTTTCAGAAAGCAACTTGAACTCCCCATTAGTTGCGCCACTAATAGCGCGAACCTTCGCCATGCTTTGCTCGAACTCTGTGAAAGTTTTAACTGCGTAGCCACCCGCTACCGCCAGTGGTAGCGTAGCCCTGCGAGACATATCTCTACCGAAGCGCTGAAAGTCGCCACCCAATCTGCGCAGCTTGCGCTTCATGTTCTGCATCTGCGTACTGAACTTTCTAATGTTCGCAGATATGCTTACGTTTACTCCTACCTTCTTAGCCATTTAGTTTCTTTGGGAATTTCCTCTTTAACATTTTCTTTCTCGATTCAATTTCAGCTTTACTTGGTTGCTCGTGGTCTAATAGCATCAGGTCTTGTGGGCTGTCGTATTTTGCCCCCGCAATCCTCGACACTACAAAACCAAGCCACCTAACCCTCTCCCATTCAGACCTATTTTCCGCTTTAGCTAAATTTACCACACCCTTTATGTAGTTGTCGAATTCTCTTGGTGTCAGTTCGTACACTTCAAGCGGGCGCAACCCAACCTCTGCGGATGTGCGCTCTATTGTGTCGCAGAGGTCGCTTAGTTTCCCTCTTCGACCTCGCCAGTCAGTTTGCCCATATCGTTAGCCAAAGCCTTACTCAATTCGCTTAGCGCTGACGGATCTTCGTCCAGTAGGTCGATGAGTTCATCGCGGCTTATCTTTGTGTTTTCGCCCTCTCTTTTGTAGCCCATGTTAATAGCCAAAAGAAAAGCCTTCTCGCTTTGCTCAATTTCGCTCATGCCCTTGCTGTTAGCAATCTCGCGCATACATTTGTATGTAAATGCGAATGGATACTCTTTGCCGTTAATGTGTAACTTTGTCATTTTTTATTTATTTAAGTCTTATTCTAAAGCCCATACTTACTTGATACTCGTCTCGATCTACGTCATACACCCCATCATCAGACCCTTCCCATTGTATTAGGTCGATAGTTACCCCATCAGTCGTGCCGCTATATTGATCAAGTGCGCTTTTTACATAACCCTCTATCGTCCATGCGGTCTTTGGTGTACCTTTTGCAAATATGTCAACCTCTATCGTGGTGAATATTACAGGCGCCGAGCCGTCCTTTGTGTACACAGGTGCCTGCCCATCTATTGCGTACACTACACACGGGTCTGCCGCCTCTTTTGGCGCTTGTGTGTTGTATATAGAGGTAGTCGTTGCCAATGATGCGGTCAATGTAGCATCCCCTGATAATATCGTGTATATGGCTTCTGTTAGCATTATAAACTATTCACCTCCCAACCATTGCGCCTTGCAGCGTTCTTTAAATACTTAACTAGTTCGTTACTCAACCCATTTTCTATTGTAGCGCCAGACCTATTCCAAGCCTTGCGCTTCCAGTCCACTTTCCCGCCCGTTTTAGGTTTTCCGCTACGCTTTGCTGATTTCTTCTTTGGTTCGTCATGTCGCCTATATCCCCGCCTCGGTTTCCCAATCTTAGCCCTTGCTTCGGGTAATAAAAAGTATCCATAATAACCAGACCCTTCCCGCTTCTTGACTTGTGGACCTACATGAAGTGCAACTATGTCATCGTTATTTTTTCTATTGGGAAACATCTTGATGCTTTCGCGTAGATTCCCACGCCTAAACACTATGCTTTTATGAGCAGAATAAACAATATCCCGATCAGCCATAGGGATGGTTGACTGAAGTGCTTGAATATACGGTGCAGCCTGCTTTCGATATATAGCTAAAAGTCTCCGCCTCTTAGTGCCGTCATCTTTTAGCTTTTCAATAGCCTTAACCACGCTCTCTAATCCCTCGATGCTAAAATCAAGAGAAATAGACTGCGCACTTCTCGCATCAATATCACCGAGCATGACATTACTCATGAGTCTTTTTTTATGGCTTCTATCTCAATCTTGCCGTAGCGGTTCAATGTCCGTACACTCTCAATGTCCCAATAACCGTTAAGAGATATTCTCATGCTAGATGTGACGTTCTTTGTGTCGCTATCGTATTGCACTACGAACGTAGCCCGCTCAGTCCAAGTGTCACGCATACCCTCAGACCCTTCTGCCCCGCTCCCATATTGGATATGGGCGTAAGGCTGCGCATACGTTGTCCACGTTTTAACCAAGCCACCCGCGCTATCTCTAGCCGTTGTGTAGTTCTCGATCGTTATCCGCTCTGTTAATGCTCCGTATCTCATAAAAAAGGGGGCAAGGCGAACCCCGCCCCCGATATGAACGACACTACTACACAGTAGCTTGAGTCAATGCCCCAGTGCCAGTGATTGTGATTGAATAACTCTCGTTATCTGAGTCGATGCCCGAAGTCTTAGACCACGATGTAACATAGCCCGTACCTGAGTACTTGCTATCACCCGATACCTCAGGTGAATACATCGCAGTCAGAGATGTGCGCCCACTCAAAAGAGTGAACAGATCATCTGCCCCGTCATCATCTCCGAGCGTTCCCTCGTCAAAGTAGAACTCCCCTGTCATACTCCACGATGCCAACCCTTCCAAGTTATCTACCCAAGTAGATGAGTCTTTTGTGGTTGCATCACGAAGCCCAAGTTCTGCGCTGACTGTTGCATTTGTACAGTCTGCAATCTTGGTTGTTCCATTGTAAAGAGCCGCTAAGCCCCCTCTGTTAATCGCCATTTTCTTCTATTTTTTTGGTTTTCTTTTTTGGTTTTGGTGTCTCTTGCTCCCGTAGGTCAGCCACTTGCCTCTCCACAGAACCAATCTCAATAGCCACACCTTTTGCTATCAATTCTCGACCACGAGCCAAAGTCACTCCAAGCTGTTGACCTTTTTGGAAACTCTTGCCCTCGTCAGTCGTGTTCTTTACAAATTCTATCCTCATGTGAATACTCTTTTTGTTACGTTGTCCATCAGCCTTGATACCACCCCTCCGTATTGCTTTACGTTAGCCATAGTTCCCGTCATGCGCTGCTCGTACAGATCGCCTATGACAAGCTCCAGGAGTTCTACAAATTGGTCAGGGATGTCAAAATAGTCCGCGTATCCTGCCGTAAATGCGACCTCGATAGCATCATATTTGTCATATACGTTCGGTTGAGTTGTTACCTCTACCCGTGATATATCCCCGTTCAAACTTGTATCGTAGTTCGATGTAGCCAATGTCTGTAAGCTGTTGTTCGTGTCGTAGTACTTGATTGAATCGACTGCCGTAACAGGGTATTTGGGAATGATGAAATGGTCACTATACTTCTCTACCGAAGTCGTGTCTCCATACCAATGATCCATATATAGGGTATAGCTGCGCGAACCAAGCACTATCCAAGTCTCTTGCTCGATGATGTCTACCGCTGCATTTATCAGCCGAGAGATCACCCCGTCTTGGTCTGTACCCGTTACCCGCAAAAACTCCTTGACCTTCGTCAAAGGGTATGCTAGTCCTTGTGGTTTATTTCCTGCTACTACTCTCATTTCAAAAAAAAGGGGCGGGATACTTCCCACCCCCGTTCGCACTATGAATTGAACAAATTACCTATTATCCTGTGTACCCTCCTACTGAGATGGCTGCATCTTGGATGAGTGCCATATCCCAGAATGAGTTCAGTACAAGTCTATCCATTCCTGATGTCGCTACGCTGTAAGGGTCTACCATCAAGTCGA